CCTGGTTCCTGCAGACCCGGTACGGCGCGGAGTTCTGGCAGGCGACGGCGCAGTACCGCGCCGCGCGCTACCAGGCGCGGCCGACCGTGGTCGGCGACGTCGCCTTCCCGGGGCCGGGCTTCGTCCGCGGCGGGAGGTGGTGATGCGGCTCTCCGGGGGCGAGAAGTTCGAGGCGGCGATCCGCGACATCGCGTCGAAGCTCGCCGGCGGGGCGTCGACGCTCCGGGTCGGCTTCCTGGAGGGAGCGACCTACCCGGCGCGGCCCAAGGCGGCGCTCCGGAAGGCGTACGCGAAGAAAAAGACCGCGGGAGCCATCGAGGGCAGCCCCGGGACGATCAACGTCGCCAGCGTCGCGTTCTTCCAGGAGTTCGGCACCGGGACGATCCCGCCGCGGCCGTTCTTCCGGACCATGATCCGCGAGAAGAACGCGGAGTGGGGTCCGGCGTTCGCGACCCAGCTTCGGCTCACCGACTACGACGTACCGCGTTCGATGGAGATCCTCGGCGCGGGAATCGCGGGCCAGCTCCGCGAGAGCATCATCGAGACCAACTCGCCGCCCTTGGCGGCGTCGACCGTAGCGCGTAAAGGATTCAGCAAGCCGCTGATCGACACCTCGCACATGATCAACTCGATCGACCACGCGGTCGTCGAACGATAGGAGCCGAAACGATGGTCACGAAGAACACTCTCTGGGAGACCGCGAAGGGCGAGCTGCAGTCGGACAAGTTCGACACGCTCGGAACCAAGTCGGGCGGCACCATCGGCTTCTCCGGCAACACGCCGATCCCGCCGCCCGCGGCGCAGACCCCGGTCACGCTGACCCCGCCGACCAGGGTGACGGTGACCAGCGCCTACGGCTTCCAGACCGGCGCGCAGTTCAACGCCCTGCTCAGCACGGTCAACGCCATCGTCTCGCTGCTCACGACCCGGGGCGACTGGAAGTGAGATGCGCTGGATCGCGTCGTTTCCCTGCTGGGGGGAGGAGTACGCGCGCCGCGCGGTCCGCGGCCCGCTCCGCAGCGTGGTCGAATCGATGCGCCGCGCCGGGATCGCCTCCGACGGCCTGGTCCTGATCAACACCGACGACTGGCGGCACTTCCGGGAGTTCGAGCGCGGCTGCCCCTACGAGGTCCAGTTCTGGCGCGTCCCGGCCGAGATCAAGCGCGGCAGCGACGAGCAGTACAACATCTTCGGCAACTGCCACCGCCACGCGATCGACGCGGCGCGGCCGGGCGACCGCGTCGCCTTCATGTGCGGCGACATGACGGTCTCGCTCGACGCCTTCGCGGCGGCCAAGAGGATCTTCGCCTCCGGCGAGAAGAAGCTGATCGTCGCGGCGGCGAGCGGGGTCAGCGCCGACGCGCCGCTGCGGGACTCGGCCGGGCTGCTGACCTGGTCGATGGCGAACCTGGCGCCGATGTGCCGCGACCTGTTCTGGGGCACGGGCAAGGGGCTGTTCCCGTGGTGCGTCTACTTCCAGCACCGGGGCGGGATCGACTTCCGCGGCTTCCACCTCCACCCGGCGTTCTGCGTCAAGCGCGAGGGCCTGACGTTCCGCGGCTCGACGGTCGACTACGACATCTCCTCGCAGTTCGAGGAGGCGGAGATCCACGTCGCGCGGGATCCGCGCGAGATGGCGATGGTCGCGCGCGCGGTGCCGGGGACGCGGGACAGCGGACACATCCGGATCGGCACGCTCGCGCTCGTGACCTGGGCGGTCTCGATGGGGCGGTTCGCGCTGCCGCGGCACTTCTGGCAGTTCGCCCAGCAGATCACGCTCGTCGGCGAGCCCGACCCGGACAACCAGCGGCTCGCGGACCGGACGCTGCGCTGGATCGACCGCGCGAGGCGCGGCGCCGAGCGGCGGCAGGCGCTCGAGTTCTACCGGGCGGCGAGGAGGGCGGCGTGAACCTCCACGGCGTCGTCCAGGGCAACATCACCGCGGTCAACCCGACGGTCCCGGTCGGCCTGCGCGTCAGCACCGGGCAGGAGGCGACCTCGCCGGACGGCAAGCGCGTCCCGCTGTTCGCGACGCCGGGCGAGTTCACCGGCACGATCGCGGGCGGGATCCTGACGGTCACGGCGGTCGGCGCGGGCAGGCTGCTGCGCGGCCAGGCGCTCGCCGGCGAGACGGTCGCGGCGGGGACGACGATCCTCGGGCAGATCTCCGGCAACGCCGGCGGCGTCGGGGTTTACTCGGTGAGCGGCAGCCAGGTCGTCGCCGAGGAGCTGATGACGACCTCGCTCGCGGTGCCGGCGCAGATCCAGGCGCTGACGTTCCGCGACATCACGCAGATCGAGAGCCTCAACCTCCAGGGCACGCGGCGGGCGATCTACTTCTACGGCGCGGTCGACGGGCTGGTGCGCCCGGGCGGCAAGGGCGGCGACCTCGCGACGTTCCCCGACGGGAGCGTGTGGCTGGTCGCGATCGTGCTAGAAAGCTGGCCGGACTGGTGCAAGGTCGCGGCGACGCTGCAGAACAACGGATGAGGGCAACCATGCCGAAGCTGGCACAGTTCACGGTCTCCTTCTTCACCTTCGCGATCCTGGCGCTGCTCGTCGCCTTCCTCGCGCTCGCGTCCCCGACGCGGGCCGGCGACGCGGTGGTCCGCGGCGAGCCGGTCGTGCCGCTCGGCAACTGCCAGCTTTCGGCGACGCAGCTCTCGGCCTCGGTCGGGCTCTCCGTTTGCACGCGCTCGGCGTTCACCGGCACCGGCTCGGGCACCAACCTGACGACGACGTCGGTGACCGGCGTGATCCTCAAGGGAGACACCGTTTCGGGGACCGGAGTTCCTGCCGGCACCACGATCGTGTCGCAGACCTCGGGGACCGCCGGCGGCGCCGGCGTCTACGTGACGAGCGCCGCGACGACCTCGTCCGGCGCGAGCCTGACCTCGGGCGGCATCCCGCCCGGCGCGACGATGGCGTACCTCCAGGGCGAGGTCGCCGACGTCCGCTGGCGCGACGACGGCGGCGCCCCGACGACGGCGATCGGCAACCTGATCCACGGCGGCACGATCGGGACCAACTTCCCGGGCCTGTTCTACCGCGGCACGCTCTCGCAGATCCGCTTCATCGGGGCGAGCGGGAGCCCGCTGCTCAACGTCGCCTTCTACCGATGATCCAGATCAGCCCGACCGACGGCGACGTCTTCACGGCGCTCCGCGGCTTCCTCGTCGCGGCGCTCCCCGACGGCGTCGACGTCGTCCAGGGCCAGCAGAACCGCGTCCCGGAACCGCAGGCGGGCAGCTTCGTCGTGATGTGGCCGCTCAGCCGGCCGCGGCTCGCGACCAACGCCGACGCCTTCCAGGACAACCTGTTCACCGCCTCGATCGCGGCGGGCGTCATGACCGTGACCTCGGTCGAGCAGGGCGCGGTGCTCGCGGCGAGCTCGCCGCTGTTCGGCGTCGGCCTCGACCCGGCGAGCAAGGTGATCTCGCAGACGACCGGGTCGCCGGGCGCCGCCGGGACCTACGCCGTCTCGCCGCCGCAGAACGTCGCCTCGCGGCCGATGGCGACCGGCCAGGTGCTGGCGACCCAGGAGACGGAGATCGTGATGCAGGTCGACGTCCACGCCGACGACCTCGCGACCGCGGGCAACCTCGCGGCGACCATCGCGACGCTGTTCCGCGACCCGTACGCCTCGGACTTCTTCGCCGCCAACGCGACCGCCGTCGCGCCGCTCTACGCCGACGACCCGCGCCAGAGCCCGTTCCTCGACGCGGAGCAGCAGTACGAGTCGCGCTGGACGGTCGACCTTCACCTGCAGGCGAACCAGACCGTCACCGGCGTTCCGGTCCAGTTCGCGGGCGCGCTGTCGGTCGAGCTCGTCTCGGTCGACGCCGCTTTTCCGCCGGCGTGACCTTCTCGCCGGAATCGTGTTAGGAACCGAAACGACGCTACGGAGGGGTTAGAGATGTCCACGATTCCCGCCTCGGAACTCGTACAAGTCACGCCCAGCGTCATCGGGGCCGGCGGCACCGCGGTCGACGTCATCGGCCTGCTCCTGACCTCCAGCACGCGGCCGCCGGTCGGCTCGATCCTGACGTTCTCCTCCGCCGCCGACGTCTCGACCTACTTCGGGGCCGCCTCGCTCGAGGCCGCGCTCGGCGCGGTCTACTTCGCGGGCTTCAACGGCAAGAACAAGATCCCGGCCTCGATCCTGTTCGCGCAGTACAACGCCGCCGCCGTGTCGGCCTACCTCCGCGGCGCGGCCTACGGCCTTACGCTCGTCCAGCTCCAGGCGGTCAGCGGCACGCTCGCCGTCGTCGTCGACGGCTTCTCCTTCAGCGCCGGCGCGCTCAACCTCTCGGCGGCGACGAGCCCGTCGTCGGCCGCGGCCATCATCCAGACCGCGCTCAACGGCGGCGCTCCCGCGGGGGCGTCGTTCACCGGCGTGATCTCGACGACCACGCTGACGACCTCCGCCGTGACCGGCACCATCGCGGCCGGCCAGACCGTCGCGGGCGTCGGCGTCGCGGCGGGGACGGTGATCCAGTCGCAGATCGGCGGCACGCCGGGCGGCGCGGGCACCTACGCCGTCAACAACTCGCAGAGCGTCGGCAGCGAGGCGATGACCTCGGCGGCGACGCCGGTCGTCGTGAGCTACGACTCGGTCTCCGCGGCGTTCGTCGTCACCTCGGGGATCACCGGGGCGGTCTCGACCATCGCGTTCGCGACCGGGACGACCGCGGCGACGCTCAAGCTGACCTCGGCGACCGGGGCCGTGACCTCGCAGGGCGCGGCGGCGGCGACGCCGGCGGCGTTCATGAACGCGATCATCGCGCAGACGACGAACTTCGTGACGTTCATGACGACGTTCGACCCTGACCCGAGCGGCAACACCAACAAGCAGGCGTTCGCCGCCTGGAAGAACACCGCGCTCGGCGGCAACCGCTTCGCCTACGTCTGCTGGGACCTCGACGCCTCGCCGACGACCTCGGTGCCCGCGGCGGCGAGCCTCGGCCAGATCCTCCTGGCGAACTCCGACTCGGGGACCTGCCTGCTCGACGGCGACGCGGCCTCGGGCTGGAACGCGACGGCGGGGGCGACGCTCGCGGCGTTCGTCTGCGGCGCGGCCGGCTCGATCGACTCCGAGCAGAACAACGGGCGCATCACGTTCGCCTACAAGGCGCAGGACGGACTCGCCGCGACGGTGACGACGCAGACCGTCGCCGACAACCTCGGCGGCAACCCGCAGACCTCGAGCCGCGGCAACGGCTACAACTTCTACGGCGTGTACGCGACGGCGTTGATCTGGCTCCAGCGCGGCTTCGTCACCGGCGCCTACCTCTGGCTGGACAGCTACATCAACCAGGTCTGGCTCAACAGCTCGTTCAAGGCGGCGATGCTGAACCTGCTGCAGAACTCCAAGTCGGTGCCCTACAGCACGGCGGGCTACGCGCTGATCGAGAACTCGCTCGCGGCGACGATCCAGGCGGGCCTCAACTTCGGCGCGTTCGGGCCGGGCTCGATCTCGGCGACGCAGATCGCGGAGGTCAACGCGCAGGCCGGGAGCGACGTCTCGGGCCCGCTGCAGACCCAAGGCTGGTATCTCCAGGTGCTCGACGCGAGCTCCAGCGCGCGCGCGGCGCGGACCACGCCGCCGGCGACGTTCTGGTACCTCGACCGCGGCTCGGTGCAGTCGATCAACCTCGCCAGCGTGGCGGTCCAATAGGGGAGCAACATGGCCTCGATCACTTCCGCCAACGCCGTCGTAACGCTGTCGGTGCCGCCGCTGTTCGTCGTGCCGCAGCAGCTCCAGGGCTTCGCGGCCGACGACGTCTTCGACGTCCCGGAGATCAAGTCGGTCGAGACCCTGATGGGCGTCGACGGCAAGCTCTCGGGCGGCTTCGTCTACGTCGCGATCCCGCAGCAGATCACGCTGCAGGCCGACTCGCTGTCGAACGACTTCTTCGACACGTGGTGGACGCAGATGCAGGCGGCGAAGGACGTCTACGTCGCGCTCGGCATGGTGACGCTGCGCTCGATCGGGACCAAGTTCGTGATGACCAACGGCTTCCTCACCGGCTACAAGCCGACGCCCGGCGCGAAGAAGATCCTGCAGCCGCGGCGCTTCGAGATCACATGGGAATCGATCGTCCCCTCGCCGACGTGAATTGCCGTTGGTGCGGGCTGACCCACGGGCCGCGCTGCCCGATGGTGAAGGCGCTCGACTTCGCGGACGACGGCGCGACCGTGCTGCGGGTCGAGTTCTTCTCGCCGCGCGACTTCAACGCGGAGCCGATCGCGCCGCCGGAGTATCCGAAGAAAACCGCGGGGTGAGGCATGCGAAGGTCCGAGGTCGTCAAGGTGCCCGCGGAGTGGGGCAGGCGCGACGCCGGCAAGATGTTCATGATCACCGAGAAGCCGGCGACCGCCGCGGAGAAGTGGGCGTGGCGGCTCTTCATCGCGGTCAAGGGCACGACCGCGCAGATCCCGCCGGAGCTGGAGCAGCTCGGCATGGTCGGCGTCGCGATCCGCGGCATCAACTCGTTCCTCGCCGCCGACGTCGACTTCGCCAAGATCGAGCCGCTGCTCGACGAGATGATGGAGTGCGTGAAGGTCGTGCGCGACCCGGCGCACCCGGAGCTCGCGACCGACCTCACGAGGCTGGACGACGTCGAGGAGGCGCAGACCGTGACCTGGCTCCGCAACGAGGTCTTGAGGGTCCACACAAATTTTTCCTTCGCCGAGCAACTGTCCCGGTTGATCTCGGCGATCACGACGACGGGAAGCTCCTCGGCTACGTGAACGTGCCGCCGAGCGTCGGCGCCGCGATCTCGGCCGACAAGTCGCTGGCGCTGCCGCTGTCCCAGGCGATGGGGCTGGAGGACCTGTACGACGTGCTGGAGGTGCTCCAGGTCGACGCGCACAACAGGCGCGTGATCGCGCGCCGCGAGGAGGAGTAGGATGACGACGGTCGTCGACACCTTGGTCCTGGAGCTCGGCCTCGACCCCTCGAAGTTCACCGAGGGGCAGCGCGAGGCGCTCGCCGCCTTCAAGAAGACCCAGGAGGAGGTCGAGAAGGGCGGCAAGAACGTCGACGCGCAGAGCTCGAAGATCGAGAACTTCTTCGGCACGCTGAAGCGCCAGGCGCTCGGGCTCACCGCGGCGTTCATGGGCGGCCGCGGGATCCAGCAGTTCGCGGAGTACGTGACGCACATCGACGCCAACGTCGGGCGGCTCGCGTACACGACGCAGCAGTCGACCCGGGAGATCTCGGCCTGGCAGGGCGTGGCGCGGCAGTTCGGCGGCACCGCCGAGACCGTCTCCGGCTCGATGCAGGGCCTGACCGACCAGGTCAGCCAATTCCTTTTGACCGGGCAGACCGGCGGCTTCCTCCAGGTCTTCAACGCGCTCGGCGTCAGCCTCTACGACTCGAACCGGCAACTGAAGACCGCGGGGCAACTGTTCCTCGACCTCAACGACGCGATCCAAGGCATGAACCCGAGTCGGGCGCGGTCGCTGCTGCTCGCGGCCGGCGCAGACCCGGCGACCGTCAACATGCTGCTGACCAACTCCAAGACGCTGAAGGACATGCTGGAGACGCAGCGCCAGATCGGCGGAACCACCGACCAGTCGGCGGAGGCGGCGGGCAAGCTGCAGGCGGCGTGGCAGCGCATCTACACGCGCGTCGAGGAGTTCGGCCGCAAGTTCCTGCCGATGATGCTGGTGTTCTCCGGCCTGGCCGAGTTCGCGATGGACTGGCTCGCCAACAAGATAAGCGGGCGGCCGATGACGCCGCCGCCGAGCGGGGCCGGCGTCCCCGGCGGCGTGTCCAGCAGCGGCGCCATGAACAACGCCCAGATCGAGGCCGCCATCCGGTCCGAGGCGCGCGCGCGCGGAATCGATCCCGACATCGCCGTGAGGGTTTGGCAGTCGGAGGGCAAGGGCGGCTACGTCGGCGACCGCGGCTCGTCGTTCGGCCCGTTCCAGCTCCACTACGGCGGCGTCGCCTCCGGCGGCATGGCGGCGAAAGGGCTCGGCGACAAGTTCACGGCGACGACCGGGCTCGACGCCCGCGACCCCTCGACGACGCTGGCGCAGATCCGCTTCTCGCTCGACGAGGCGGCCCGCGGCGGCTGGGGGCCGTGGCACGGCTGGACCGGCCTGCCGCGCGCCGGGCTCGCCGGGGCGCACCCGATGGGCGGCGACACCAACACGAGCCACAGCACGACCAACGTCAACATCGGCAAGGTCGAGGTCGTCACGCAGGCGACCGACGGCGACCGCGCCGCGCGCGACTTCGCCTCGACCCTGGAGCGGATGAAGTTCGGGGCGTCGGCGAACTATGGGCAGCGATGACATGGACGCGATTCTCTTGCTAATGATCTGCGGGACCGTCGCGATCATCGTGTTCTGCCTGGTCGCGCTCCTCTCGGGGTGGTGAGATGCCGAACGTGCCGAACGTGCCGGGGGTGCCGACGCTGACCTCGTACTCGGCGGCGCCGATCCTCCTGGCGCTGAGCGACGCGGCGTTCGTCGCGCTGTCGTTCCTCGCGCCGCGCTGGGGCATCTTCCTCGACGGCGTCCCGGCGCTGCCGATGGCGAAGTCGGTCGCGAGCTTCGAGTACAAGCAGGACTGGACGATCTCGGACTACCCGGTCGAGGAGGGCGGCTTCCAGAGCTACGACAAGGTGCAGCTCCCGTTCGAGTGCCGGGTCCGGATCACGTCGAGCGGGTCGAGCGGCGACCGCGCCGCGCTGCTCGCCGCCCTCGACCAGATCGCGAACTCGCTCGACCTCTACGACGTCGTCACGCCGGAGCGGGTCTACACCTCGGTCAACGTCCACCACATGGACTACCGGCGAACCGCGACGAACGGCGTCGGCCTCCTGGTGGTCGACCTCTGGCTCGTCGAGGTCCGCGTCACGGCGACGGCGACCTTCACCAACACGCAGCAGCCCGGCGACTCGGGCCAGCAGGGCGTCGGCAACGTCCAGCCGCAGGCGCCGTCTGGCGGCTTCGACGAGGCCGGGTTCGTCGGCGGGGTGCAGTGATGCAGATCGTCCCGCTCCAGCCGATCGCGAACCAGAGCGTGCAGGTCCAGCTCGGCGACCAGGCCTGCACGCTCGGGATCCAGCAGCTCGCCTACGGGCTGTTCATGACCGTCACGGTCGGCGGCGCGCTGATCATCGCCGGCGTGATCTGCGAGAACCGCAACCGGATCGTCCGCTCGGCCTACCTCGGATTCTCCGGCGACCTCGCGTTCGAGGACACGCAGGGCGCCGCCGACCCGGTCTACACGGGCCTCGGGACGCGCTTCCTGCTGGCGTGGCTCGAGCCCGCCGACCTCGCGGGGTGACATGGTCACCAAGATCACCGTCAACCCGCTGCCGAAGAACGCGCTGCCCACGACGCCGGCGCCGCAGGCGTCGTTCGTCCGCCGGCTCCTGGAGGTTTCGGTCAAGCTCGGCGGCGGCGGGAAGACCAACACGCCGTCGACGTTCTCGGAGAGCGGCACCGACACGGTGACGCTGTCGGGGCTGCGGACCTCGGCGCGGATCCAGAACTCGGGGGCGCCGTCGGGGGCGAGCGCGACGATCCAGGTCTGGGGCATGAGCCCGAGCCTGATGAACCAGCTCGCGACGCTCGGGATGGTCTACAACATCGTCGAGAAGAACGAGCTGACGCTGCTCGCCGGCGACGCGACCGCGGGCATGAGCCCGGTGTTCTCCGGGACGGTGGTCGCGGCCTACACGCAGTTCGACCAGGCCCCGGACGTCGCCTGCCGGTTCGACTGCAACTCCGGGCTCGGCGCCTCGACCGCGCCGGCCGCGGCGACGAGCTACGCCGGCTCGACCGACGTCGCGACCATCATGTCGAGCTTCGCGAAGCAGATGAACGTCGGGTTCGAGAACAACGGCGTCAACGTCAAGCTGTCGGCCCCCTACTTCTGGGGCAACGTCCGCGAGCAGGTCCGCGACGCCGCCGAGGCCGCCAACGTCAACGCCGAGGTGATCGAAGGCAAGCTCTGCATCTGGCCGAAGGGCGGCAACCGCAACACGACGACGGTGCCGGAGATCGGCGCGGCGACCGGGATGATCGGCTACCCGGCCTACACGCAGAACGGCATGATCGTGAAGACGATCTTCTCCCCGAAGATCTCGTTCGGCGGGCTCGTCCACGTCACCTCGACGCTGTTCTCGGCGGCGGCGCAGTCGAAGTCGGCGAACGCCTCCCAGGTGCTGCCGCAGGACGGCAACTGGGCGATCTACAAGATCGACCACGCGCTCGACGCCTTCATGCCGGGCGGCCAGTGGATGAGCACGGTCTACGGCTACAACCCGAAGTACCCGAGGCCGACGGTGCCCGGCCCGGTGCTGTCGTGAGCAACGACGCCTTCGGCTACGGCCAGCAGGGTCCGGGCGACGCCGCGGACGACTTCAACATCACCACGTTCCTCGTCCGGCAGATGATGCTGCGGATGCGGACGATGGTCCCGGTCGTGGTCAAGGCCGTGACCGGGGGAGGAGCGGCGGCGGCCCCGCCGACGGTCGACGTCCAGCCGCTGGTCAACCAGGTCGACGGCAACGGCAACCCGCAGCCGCACGGCACGGTCCACGGGATCCCGGTGCTCCGGATCCAGGGCGGCGACTCGGCGATCGTGATCGACCCGAAGGTCGACGACGTCGGCTACGTCGCGGTGTCGGACCGCGACATGTCCACGATCAAGAAGACCAAGAAGCCGTCGAACCCCGGCTCGTGGCGGAGCTACGACCTCGCCGACGGCGTCTACGTCGGCGGCCTGTTCGGGGCGGCGCCGACGCAGTACGCGCTGTTCGACGACAGCGGCATGAAGTTCCTGGACCGCAACGGCAACACGATCCTCGGGTCGTCGTCCGGGCTGGACGTCACGCCGAAGACGGGCCAGCCCGTGACGATCCACGGCGACGAGGTGGTCACCGGCAACCTGACCGTCGACGGCACCGGGCACATCGTCGGCAACGTGACGCTAGACGGCGCGCTCGGCGTGACCGGGAAGGCCACGGTCGGCTCGTTCGAGATCGGCACCGGAGCGACGATCACGCGCATCCTGACCGGGACCAAGACTACCAACTTCGGCGGCGCCATCACCACCGGGACCATCACGACCACGACTCTGACGGTGACCGGGGCCAGGGCCGGCGACTACGTCGCGGTCGGCCTCAACGGAGGTCCCGGCAACGGGCTCATGACGCTTTACGCCTGGGTGTCATCGAACGACACGGTCACGCTCGGGCTCGGCAACCCATACTTCGGGGCGTCATCGCTCCCGGTCAGCACCTCAACGTACAATGTGATAGTCATCGGGACGACGTGAGGGTGTGATGGCAGAAACGATTCTCCTCGACACCGTGACATGGGACCTGGTCCTCGACGCGAACGGCAACATCGCGCACGCGAAGGAGCCGTACTCGCTGGCGCAGGACGCCGCCTCGGCGATCAAGACGTTCGCCGGCGAGTGCTACTGGGACACGACGGTCGGCGTCCCCTACATGACGCAGATCCTCGCGCAGTCGAACCCGCTGGCGCTGATCAAGCAGCTCTTCGAGGACGCGGCGCTGACGGTCCCGGGGGTCGGCGCGGCGACGTGCTTCATCGAATCGGTCAACGACCGCGGCATCTCCGGGCAGATCCAGGTCCGGGCGGTGGCGAACATGCAAACCTCGACCGCGCAGTTCCAGACCATCAACCCGCAGACGGGAGCCTGAGATGGCGAACATTCCCGGCACCAACGTCCCGGCCGTCACGTGGGGAACGAACGGCTTCCAGATGCCGCCCGGGCCGGACGTCCTCGCCGGCGTCCAGGCC